ATTTTAACTATAAAAAAATAAAAATATATAGGGCAGAGATGACTGCCCATGTTTATTCTATAGACGACGTGGTATTATGTTTATAGAAAGCCCATTACTTGGGCCTCAATCTCCTTAAAGCACCCTATGGGGTGCTTTTTTATTTAATCACTTTGTTCTAATCTATCTAATTTGAATGCAAGTTCTTTCAATTCCTTTTTAATCATACGATATGGCGTGGAAGTTTGAACACTATGTACAAATTCTTTGCCACTAACTGTTTTAACTGTATAAGTAACTATACTATCATTTGATGCAGTTTTAATTATTTCCAAAATATCCTTCCTTCAAATTTGTAAATGCTTTAACCTTCTTCTAATTCAATACTATCAATGTCTTCATCAATTTCGGACTTAATAAGTCTATAAAGTAGGATAGCAATAGCTCCTACAATAAAATAATTTTTAAATTTTCCCATATTAATTCTCCTTAATTTAAGTTATTAAAGCTAAAACTATAACGACGAGAGCAAAACTATCCATATGATTATTTTGTGTAAATTAATTGCTTTATTGTTTTATAATTCCCGTTATTAAAATGATTCCCAAAATCAAAAGTACTAACAAAGTTATCTTATCGCTTCTCTTCATTAACGCCCTCCCTAATTACTAAGAGTGTTTTTCATATTAATATAGCTAAAACTATAACTAAGAAACAAATTGTTAAAGCTATTTTATCTTTGGTTTTGATAGTTAACTTCCTTTATAAATATAAATTATTAATCTTCTAGATGATCGACAGCGTATTTAGCTTCATCAGGAGTGAATTTATCACCAGCATCTGAAGTAAGTTGAGAGTAAATTTCATCGTCAGACATATCCATCATGTCTAAATAATTTTCAGCAGATTTCAAAGCGTTCTCATTATAATCTGCTTCTAGATTATCGACAGCGTATTGTGCCGCATCTTCTGGATATTTGTCACCTGCTGAAGAAGTTAATTGGTCGTAAATAGCATCTTTAGACATGTGCATTGTATCAGCATATGTTTTAGCTGAACCTAATGCAGCTTTTGCTTCGCGGTTTGGTTTATTTTCGTTCGTATCTTGTTTAGCTGCAGGTTCTTTTGTATCTTTTTCTATTTCCGATCCTTTATTGACATCATTTTGTACACTTGTCTTTTTAGAAGATTCATCTTTTTTATCTTCTTTATCATTATTATTTTCAAGTTCTTTAATTTCTTTTTTTAAGTCCTTATTTTCTGCGTTTACATTCTTTAATTCTTTCTTTAAATCGTTATTGGCCTGGTTTTTTTGATTGGAGGAGTTATTAACTTTCTCCCCATCGTTATTTCCAAGACTACTCAAATAAACTATTACAAATAAGCAAGTAATCACAACTCTTATCCATAATTTCCACTTTTTGAATCCCCACATTAAAGCTAAACCCACAGGGTAAATAAATATAAGTGCTAAAATAACTAATAAACTTCGTTCGTACCATTTTGGTTTTTTAGTTGAGTTTTCCATACTATCGAAAGTTTTAAAATCATTATTCATTATAAATTCTCCTAATAATATATTTATGTTATAAAAACATATTAATTATTAGTGTACATAAAATATATTATGAATTGTAGTAGGTATAGAAAAATCTTTTTTAACATTTTACACAATATTCAGAATGATATACATATTATTAAAAATGTAGTTTATTTATTTAATTCACATATACTTTTATCCTGAACAATATATTTAATTGCACACGTGTACAAAGACACGTGTATTGTTTCGATATAGTATTTTTTGTTAATTTTGTAAATTTATAGTTAAAAAATTAGAGGATAACTCTGCCTGCAAATCTTACATCAGAATCCCCATAAAAATTCATATCTCCATATTTAGGGTTTAAAGAGACTAACCTTATGTGATCTTGGTATATAAATACCTTTTTAACATATGCTTCTCCATCTACAACGAATACACCTAATTGCCCGCTATTAATACTTGTATTTTCTTCTACAAATATAATTTCTTTGTGTTCAAAAAGTGGTTCCATAGAATCACCATTAATTTGTAAAGCAAAATCGTGAGGCGGAACAACACCGGCAGGGTAGTTAACTATAAACTTTATATCATCTACTAAAGTTTCACCGGTGCCTGCTGACACGTAACCATTTACAGTTACTTCTTCAGTCTTAGAATCTTTATAAGATTGTAGATAAATAATATTCTCGCCTTGTTGTTGTACTGAGTAATGATGTTTTGCGTATGCTAAAACGCGTTTTTGCCTTTTTTCTTCTAATTTACTCGAGACTTCATTTATTTGAGTTAGAGTGGGTTTAGTTACGTCTCTTTGTTCGTCAGACACACGTTCTTTTGAAACGTCATATCCCATAAGCCATGCTTCATTAACATTCAAATACTTTGCTAATATATATATTTTATCTTGCTTAGCTTCATATTTACCTTTTAAATAATCGCTGATTGAATTTCTTCCTATACCAGTTAATTTTGATAGCTCAGATTGATTTAAGTTTTTATTTTGCATTGCAAATTTTAATCTATCCTTAAAACTGTTCATATTTCTGAACACCTCCTATAATCATACTACTATTAACTAAGGCAATTATCAATGATTTTTAACGATTTTTGTACATAAAACTGTATTTTTATTGTTGACGAATTCTAACAAAGATGATTTAATTAGAAATGTACAGAAAACCGAACAAGATTGGAGGCGACTTTATGGATGAGTTATATACGTTTAGTTATCGTTTATTATATGAAAAAATGAAAGACTATAGATATTCTCAAAATAGTTTGGCAAACAAAATTCCTATGTCACGTACATCGTTAAATCAAAAATTGAATGGTAAAGGAATGTTCACTCAATGGGAAATAAAAAGAATATCAGAGATATTAGAAATTCCACCAACAAAATTAGGGAAATATTTTTTTGATGATAATGTACAGAAAACCGTACAAAAAATTTAAGGAGGTAATTAAATGCAAGACTTATTAACGATCAATATCGAAAACAATTCAGAACTTGGACCGGTGGTTTCAAGTAGGACTGTAGCAAATGAATTAGGAAGAACTCATAAAAACGTGCTTAGAGATTTGGAACAAGTTGTAGAAAGCTCAAATGTGAGCTCTCTAATTATACCAAACTCTTACAAGGTGTCAGGACAAAATAGAAGTTATAAAGAATACCTTTTAACTAAAGACGGTTTCACTTTATACATGTTCAACATTCAAGGCCATAACGATTTCAAAATGGCTTATATTAATAAATTTAATGAAATGGAAGAAGAGCTTAAACAACAATATCAAGTACCTCAAACACCAATGCAAGCACTTGAAATGATGTTTAGTGTTCAAAAAGAACAAGAACAATTCAACAAACGTATTGAAACGGAAGTTACAGGCATTCGTAATATTGTTGGTATTGAAACAAAGAATTGGAGAAACGACACTAACAAAATTTTGGGTGCAATTGCTCAACACTTAGGTGGAGGAGATAAACATAAATCAATTCGTACAGAAGCATACAAATTATTAGAAGAAAAAGGGCGTTGCAAGTTAGATCAGCGATTAAATAATCGTAGAGCGAAAATGTTATCTAAAGGTGCCACTAAATCACAAATTAACAAATTATCTAAATTAGATGTAATTAATGATGAACCAAGATTAATTGAAATTTATATCTCAGTAATTAAGAACATGGCAATCAAATACGGTGTAGATATTAGCCAATTCGAAATATAGGAGGAAACGGAATGAACATTCAAGAAGCAACTAAGTTAGCTATGGAAAAAGGAAAGCCTATTTATAGAGAAGCATGGGAGGCAGATGACTTTAGCGTTGCTGTTCGATTACTGCCAACAAATGAATTTGGATATATAACAGTTTCCAATCAAAACAAAGACTTCATACCATTATGGCAACCAATGGCAGAAGACTTGCTGGCTAATGATTGGTCGATACATTCAAATAAAACACGCAAATTTTTAAAAACCTTATTCACTTAATGTTTTTCGGAAATTTTCAAATGTATCAATAGTAATATTTTGATAGTAGTAAAGTAATTCATCACTTAACTTAAATTGTATGATTTTGTTACTTGCTACAAATGGAACTATCAAATTATTCTCTTCTGAACTTAATGTTTCTAATGATTTGTAGAAGTCTGATTCTTTATAAAGTTTGAAATGGTTGTTATATACATCAGAACTATTCAAAAACCTATTATCAATTTTTTCGTTTAAATTATGTTCGTCATAGTAAACGAAGAACAGTTTAATGATAAAAAGTTTTATATTATTTTCCAAGACTAACACCCCCTTTGCACACGGATAAATTAATTGTACCAAACATTATTGCACGACCGAATAGTAAATTTTAAAAGGAGAGATAGACAATGCCAAAAATAATAACGCCACCAACATCAGAAAATACTTTAACAGGTAATGAAGTATTCGTTAAACCTTTATATGCAAGAGCTACAAATATTCATAAACTTTTTGATTTTAGCCAAGCCACAACTTACAACATCTTAAATGACTATAAAAAGGACGATAAAGGGATTAAAGATTTATACATTAGTTATTCAGCAACTATGTGCTTAATCGACATTGAGAAGTTTATTGAATTTTTGAAAACAAGACATAAAAAACATTTATAAGGAGAGATAAGCATGAGGATGTTTTTAACAATATTAACAATGCCAGTCATCACATTAGTTGTTGCTTTAGCAGTACAAGAGTTTTTCTTAGGCATTACGTTATCAGTATTACTAAGTTTCTTATCATATCTGTGTTGGGACTGGTTCCTTAACACAATAAAAAAGACTGAAAGCAAGGGAAGTTGCTAACAGTCAAACGATTTACAAAATATACAACTTTAATATACACGGAATAGAGGTGTTTCGTCAAATGGCGGAAGAATATGAAACAAAAGAAGTAGCCTATCTAGTCAAAGAGCAAGACGGAAAACGTAGATATATAACAAATAAGCCTAATCATCCAGAAGATGCTACTTACAACATTCAGCGAAGAAATGCTAGGCGTTTAACAGGATTAGAAGAAATAAACATTCAATGGGATGAACATCTTATTGAAACAGAAACTACAGTGACAAAAAAATATTATAAAACATACAGTGTAGATCAATTGAAGGAGGTACAAGATGACTGAAGAACAAGATATTCTTAGTAAATTGCATATTCAAGATATAAGCGAAAAGAATGCTAATAAATTCTATAAATTTGCTATCTACGGAAAGTTCGGGACAGGCAAAACGACATTTCTTACAAAAGATAAAAATGCGCTTGTGTTAGATATTAATGAAGACGGAACCACAGTGTCAGAAGATGGTGCAGTTGTATCAATAAGAAATTACCAACACTTTATTTACATTATTAAATCATTACCACAGGTCATAGAAGCTTTGAGAGCTAATGGCAAACACATAGATGTAGTCGTAATTGAAACGTTACAAAAACTACGTGATATGACTATGGATGATGTAATGAAAGGTTCAAGTAGAAAGCCAACATTTAATGATTGGGGCGAAGCAGCTAAACGTATTGTAAGTATGTATAGATTAGTTGCTAAGTTTCAAGAACAATATCAATTTCATTTTGCGGTATCTGGACACGAAGGTATTAACAAAGAGAAAAACGATGACGGGGCAATAATCAATCCGATTGTCACATTAGAAGCACAAGATCAGATACGTAAGGCAGTGCTTTCTCAAAGTGATGTATTAGCAAGAATGTTAATAGAAAACTATGAAGAAGGTGGAGAAAAGAAATATCAGTATGTATTAAACGCAGAACCTTCAGAAACATTTGAAACGAAAATTAGACATTCACCAAACATAACTATAACTAATAAAAGATTTATAAATCCAAGTATTAACGACGTAGTAGAAGCAATTAGAAACGGAAACTAAAGGAGAGGTAAATATGAATAATAATAAAAAAGTCATCTATTACTACTACGATGAAGAAAGTAATAGACGACCAATAGATTTTCAATTTAACGAAGGCTACGAATTAATGTCGCAAAGTTATTTGATTAACGGAATGTTAGAAGAAAACTTAACTCTTAAAAATAACTTTTATGCCTTAGTTGATGGATTTGAATTTAAATTAGACTGAATTTTTTTGCTAGGTATTGAAATGCTAATTTGCTCATAAGAGTTATCGATATATTAGTGCCCTTACTTGCAATATCTTTAACTTTCGACCAAGTTTCATTATCTCTAACGTTATCTAAAAATTCATGACCAGACCAAGTAATATTTCCAACTTAAACTACTGAAAGGGAATTACTCCGTTCTGTTACAGCAACTTTCAAAAAATCGGCTTGTTTTAACTTGAGTAATGAGTATTCAATGTCTTCGTAAGAATACTTTTCATTAACGGCTAAGTTATGTAAATCAGATATACGTAAATCCTTTTTATAAGTTTTTATTTCTTCTATCTCAAGAAGTAAGTCACGAACGCACTCAAAATTTAATTTCATTAAGTTTCACCCCTTTCTAAAACAAACTAAATAAATTGTATCAATAAATATTTTAAACAAAAAGGAGCAATTCAATTATGAAAATCACAGGTCAAACACAATTCACGAAAGAAACTAATCAAGAAAAATTTTATAACGGCACAACAGGTTTTCAAGCTGGGGAGTTCACTGTAAAAGTTAAAAAAATAGAATTAAATGATAGAGAAAACAGATATTTCACAATCGTATTTGAAAATGACGAAGGTAAACAATATAAACACAATCAGTTCGTACCACCATATAAATATGATTTCCAAGAAAAACAACTCATAGAGTTATTAACACGTTTAGGTATTAAATTAAACTTACCAAGCTTAGATTTTGACACTGAAGAATTAGTTAACAAATTTTGCCATTTAGTACTGAAGTGGAAATTTAATGAAAATGAAGGTAAATATTTTACAGACTTTTCTTATATTAAACCTTATAAACAAGGTGATGAGATTGTTAATAAACCAATTCCAAAAGACGAAAAAATGAAGTCTGAAGAAAATGGTACGAACAACCAAAAAGAATCGTTAAATAGTGAATCTAATCCTTTCGCAAATGCTAACGGACCTATAGATATTAGTGATGATGATTTACCTTTCTAGGACGTGATTAAATGCAACAAATTACAAGATACCAAATGGATAACGACGGTACTTACTCCGTCGTTGCCACTGGTGTTGAATTAGAAAATACCCATACAGAATTAATAGATAACAGTTGTATAGTATATGCAGATGTGACTGTACCAGATAATAAATTAATTTCTACTGACCAACGAAAAAAGATATTCGCATTGTGTAGAGATATTGAATTGCATTGGGGCGAACCAGTAGAAGCTTCAAGGCAGCTATTCCAATCAGAATTAGCTATGACAAACGGATATGAACGGATAAGTTTAAGAAATTGTAGTAAGAAAATAGCCAGTGAATTAATCGAATTAATCATAGCGTTCATGTTTCACCATCAAATACCTATGAGAGTTGAAACAAGCGAACTATTGCAAAGTGATAAAGCAATGTTGTACTGGGCGACAGTCAACCGTAATTGTGTGATATGTGGCAAGCCTGGTAGTGATTTAGCACATTATCAAACCGTAGGTAGTGGACGAAATAGAAACAAGATAAATCATACAAATAATAAAGTATTAGCCTTATGTAGATACCACCATTCTGAGCAACACCAAATAGGCATGAACACATTTAATCGTAAATACCACTTACAAGATAGTTGGGTGGATGTAGACGAAAAACTAAATAAGATGTTGAGAGGTGAGAAACATGGCGACATTTAGAGCGATAAAAGAAAGTGGAAATTTTGTAACTGTCCATAAAAACTTTATCCATGATAATAATCTTACATTTAAAGCGAAAGGAATCTTGCTTTATTTATTAAGTAGACCAGATGACTGGCAAATATATGAGTCTGAAATACTTAAGCATACTAGAGACGGCAAAGATAGTTTGAAATCCGGTATTAAGGAGTTAGAAGAAGTAGGTTACGTAGCAAGAACTAGGAAACGTAATGACAAAGGACATCTTAATGGATACGAATACTTAGTTTACGAGCATCCTATCCAGAACGGAAATTCCTACCTAGGAAAATCCGACGACGGAAAATCCAACATCGGAGAATCCAACGTCGGAAAAACCGTTAACGGAGAATCCGTCACTACTAATAATAATAGAACTAATAATGATTTAACTAATAATAACAATACTAATAATGATAGTAATACTAGCGCAACTGACGTTACGCGTGAACGTTTTGAGGAATGGTGGAAACTTTATGATAAAAAGCTAGATAAGAAAAAAGCATTTAGCTTATTTAAATCAGCGCTTAAACAAGATGGTTATGAAACCATCATGGACGGTACTAGAGAGTATCTAAAGACTATAACTAATAAACAGTATCAAAAGTACCCTAAAACATTTTTGAGCCAAGAAAGCTATATGAATGACTTTACAGAGGAAACACAACCTACAGGACAAGACCAACTAGAACGTATGAAGTACGACCCTAGTTATTGGGATTAGGAGTGATTAAATGAAAAAAATGTTAAGCCCTAAAATAACGGAAACACTTAAGCAATATGAAGCTAACGATGTAGAGAAAGGACTGTATTGTGAAAAGTGTGGTAACAGATATGATCTGCACACATTCAGTAGTGGTTATGAATACCGTGATGGTTGCGAGTGTAGCATGATTGCAGCAGGCAAAGAAGCAGAGAAAAGACGTAAGCAGAAAGCAATCAATAGTATATTTAATCAATCTAATGTTAATTACTCATTACAAGAAGTCACAGTGAATAATTATCAACCACAGAACCAATCACAAACAGATGCTAAACAAACAGCTATAGAGTACGTCAAAACGTTTTCTATAGATAAACCTAAGTCATTAATCATGCAAGGCTCATACGGTACTGGTAAATCGCATCTAGCCTATGCTATAGCGAAAGCAATTAAGGCACAAGGTTATTCTGTAGCATTTATGCACATACCAATGTTAATGGATCGTATCAAAGCTACTTACAATAAAAATGCAGATGAAACGACAGACGAGTTAGTCAAATTACTTAGCAGCATAGACTTGCTTGTATTAGACGATATAGGTGTTGAGAACACAGAACATACATTAAATAAACTATTTAGCATAGTTGATAACAGAGTAGGTAAAAACAACATTTTCACTACCAACTTTAGTGATAAAGAGTTAAATCAAAATATGAATTGGCAACGTATCAATTCACGTATGAAACATAATTCACGCCAAGTGAGAGTACTTGGTGATGACTACAGGGAGAGAGACGCATGGTAAAAACAATTCAATATGTAAAAGACTTTTTAGAAGCGCCTAATTTAAGTGATATGTACGCACAGAAGTTCATAGATGGTGCGCACGGAGACGAAACAATGTTAGATGAATTATTGTTCGCAGAGAAAGCAAAACGTGCTACAACAGACGCTATTCGTGAGGTGTGTTAAATGGGATTAAGTACAGAATATAGACTAAAACAAAGCAACAGTAATGTAACTATTGATGTTATCCCATTAGATAATAATAGAAACCGTGTATTTGGATTGCATAAGCATTTCGATATAGATGAATACATTGTAAGTGACGAGAGATTAGAAGCAATCAAGCGCACATTCCGATTAGAACGTGCAGATCAAACAAGCATATTTGATTACATGTAGGAGTGAACAGCATGAGTAAATATAATGCGAAGAAAGTTGAATATAAAGGTATCGTGTTCGACAGCAAAGTTGAATGTAGATATTACCAGCATTTAGAACGACAAAAAGAACATGGGTTAATAGATTATATCGAACTGCAACCTAGATATGAGTTAATTCCTAAGAATGGTAAACAACGTAAAACAGAATATGTCGCTGATTTTGCATTGTGGCATAAAGGCAAACTGGTGGAAGTCATAGACGTTAAAGGTATGCCAACAGATGTTGCTAGATATAAAGCGAAACACTTTAGATATAAATATCCAGACATACCGTTGATATGGGTATGTGAAGCACCTAAATATACGGGTCAAACATGGATAACATACGAAGAATTGAAAAAGGTAAGAAGTGAACGCAAGAAAGCTAAGAGGTGATTGCATGAGAGAAGAAACATTCAAAATTAAGTACACAATCGAATATGAAAGGCAGTATACATTTCCTGCGTATGTAGATGAACCAGATGAAGATATAGAACATAGAATGTCGAGTCATATGTTGACTAATTTAGACGAGTATACAGACACAGACTTATTCAAAGACATTAACGAAGTAGAAATAACAGATAGAGGATTTTGAGGTGGAATAAATGGAAACACTACTTGTTAAAGGCAAAACATATCACATTATGGGTGAAAACCTTAAGTGTATGAACGAGAATGGTTTAAGTAAAAACTATGTAAGTAAAAGATTGCTTTATGGTTGGACGTTACATGAAGCTTGTAAAGCAGCCAAACACGTTCGCTTAAGTGAATATAGAGACATACAAAGACTTGAACAATTAAAAAATTCAAAAATGAAGAATGCACAAATAAAGAAAGCGAAACATAGAGACGAGCATCCTTGGTTATACGACGGAACACCACAAGTACATCCACGTTGTAAATATGTATCTGATTTAATGAAATACGATGCATTTCCTAAGGCGGTGCGTTAAATGAAGATAAGAGACTTGAATATAAATGATTACGTCATTGTGTATGACTTAGGCAAGAGTGAGTATAGCGAAGGAATGACGGTAGTGGGGAGAGTATTAGCAAGATCTTTAGATTATGCCTGCATTAAAACAGCAACTGATGACATATATATCATTTCTTATAATAACTACTTTGATTTGTGGAGTGACTATATAGAGAGTAAGACGGAGAGCGTGAGCACGCCTAATCCAGGTAAGATATATAGTTACAGTAATTCAACAGTTGGCCCAAATGAAGAAATTATATCTCACAGCCAATCCAACGACGTGCAACAACGTAAGCGTAAAGACACAGTAAATCACCCATCACATTATAACTACGGTGATATAGAAGTGATTGATTTTATAGAACAAGTCACGCAACATTACAATCCAAACGTAGCTTATCACATTGGCAATGCTATTAAGTATCTTGCACGCAGTCCGCACAAGAATGGTAAAGAAGATGTGGAAAAAGCTAAATGGTATATCGAGCGTGCCTTTGAGAATTGGGATGTGAAGTAAATGACACCTAACGACATACTACTAAAAAATTCTGACTTGATTGTTAAATCATTATTTCAAAGAGCTGATAGAACATATAAACAATTCTTGAAATATAGTAACACAAGTTATGAGGCAGAAGTTGGTACAAGTAGATACTGGAAAGCAGTGGCTGCCGCTGAACAGACGCAGAGAGAAATAAAAGGATTAATTGAACAACTTAAAGCAATGGATGAATATACACAGTGGAGTGAGAAGTTACACCAAGACAGATATAAATTTATTGAGAAGTACGACATTGTAATGGAGAAATATAAATTATCATGATCCTATCGGACACTATCAAAACTAAATACAAAATTGATACTAAAGGCAAAAATACTGTCGAAATGGCAAAGTTACTAAGAGATTGGGGAGTTAAAGGATTCTTATACTCGATTAATCCACGTAGCATTGTCATGGCAGTGTTACCAGAGGACAAGGAACATAACAAGAAAGTAATGGAGGGGATTAAGAATGGTAAAGATTAAGCAGAAAAAAACGATGAACTTACCACAGTTGATTGAGTGGGGATTTAATAATCCAAATTTGGTAAAAGGAAAGTTATTTTTAACAAAAGAACATGATGAATATAGTCCTTATGTGCAATTTTCAGTCGATGGTTATGGAGTTAGAACAAGTCAATCTATATCTAATGACGACACTTTCAAAGTTGAAGTCGAGGAAGAAATTACGGAAGATACAGTGATAGATGAAATGCTAACTATCTATAAAAATGGTGTAACTCATATAACTAACGATAAAAGCTTGAATTATTTAGATAAAACTAACTTAAAGTCTGCATACACAATGGGTGATGATTTAAGACTAATACTAATCTGGCGTGACGGAAAGCTGGTGGAGTAGATGGTAGACATAGTATCAAGTGGGACTGTGATTATCATATTCATTATATGCTTTATGGTTATGACTAAAGGTGAGTAGAGGAGTGATGGTAGATGATACCGAAATTTAGAGAATGGGATGCAGAAAGAGAAGACATTATGCCAGGTAAAGGTATGAGTTACGGAACGAGGGAAGATTCCGACGACGCATTCCTAATTAGGTTTGACCACATGGAAGACTTAGCCCTTGTTAACAATGATGGTTCGATAGATAGAGTTGTAATGATGTCCACAGGACTTAAAGACAAGAACGGTGTGGAGATATTTGAGGGGGATATAATCGATTGCTATACAGAAGGGTTATCAACAGTTAAGTTCGAACACGGATGTTTCGGATTAGTATGTTATGGCTACTTTGAAGGTTTTGAAAATGTATTAGGAAAATTAGAAATTATAGGTAATCAATTTGAACACCCATATTTACTAGAGGAGTGATGGCGAGTGAGAATAGAATTTAAAAGAGATAGAGTATCAATGTCTGAAAATGAATATAGACAAGTAATGAACGAACTTAACCAATACAAAAAAGCTTATCAGCACTGTGTAGATGACTTAATCGTCTTGCGTGCGAATAACAAACGGTTGGAACGAGAGAACGCAGAACAACTCGCATTACTGAAACAGTTTAGAAAACTCATAGATTATAAATTATCACTGCATCAAGGCAGTTCGATGTATAGAGAGTATCGAAGTAAGTTAGATCAGTTAGGGGTTAAGTAGATGAAAGATGAAATAGAACTAACAGTTACACAACCAGCCACTGAATTACAGATAACAAAAGACAGTAGTATACAAGCGATACCACTTAGTAATGAGGCGTATGAGAAAGCGGTAAAAGGAGAAGGTGTAGACGATGAAAGATAGAGAGTATAAAGACGCTTGGCAGACGTTGAAGGTGGAGATGTTGGAATCTTATGCAAACTATGAAGGACAGAAACGCATAAATAAGAATATGGGATTTTATAAAATTTTAGAGGGTGCGCAAATCAGTTTAGCTCCAGTATTAGAAGATATGGACAAACTAGACGGCACAAACGAATTCAGCAACTTACTAAACGATTTGGAGGACAAACAAAATGATTGAACCAAAAAATACAAAATTAGGAAAAGACAACTACGCTATCTTACAGGGATATGAAAATACCCAATCACTACAAATCAAACTACTAAGCGACAACGCAACAATGCCAGAACGTCATCATGATACAGACGCTGGTTATGACATATATGCAGCTGAAACAGTGATACTTGAACCACAACAGAAAGCATTAGTTGCTACTGATCTAGCAGTGAATATACCTAAAGGCTATGTGGGATTACTTACAAGCAGAAGTGGTGTGAGTAGCAAGACACATCTTGTAGTTGAAACAGGAAAGATTGATGCAGGCTTTCAAGGTCATATGAAGATTAATATTAAGAATGACTTTATACCAATTAAAAAAAGAAAGAAAACCGAGGCGTACTTTAATGTTGAAGGTAAAGGAGTTCTAGATTTAAAGAGTGATAAGAAATACAAACTTCGAACATACCAAATCAACAAAGGCGACCGACTAGCACAGTTAGTCATCGTGCCAATATGGACACCAGAGTTAGAACCAGTTAAGGAGTTTAGTAATGAAACAACAAGAGGAGATAAAGGATTCGGAAGTACAGGATACTAAAGACATACTACAAAAAGTTAAAGAGGTGCTAGGTAAATGAATGAATTTGAACAGCCTACTATAAAAATATTAAAAAGATTGTTTGAAGGTAAAAATGAAACCAATATTCACATCTCTAATTTAAATCATGTAAATTATGAGGTTATTGAAACAATTACGAATTTTAAATTATCAGATACACATACGAGGAACGAACATTTTAGAAACGTAGTGACTTTGAAATTTAAAAAGAAATATTAAAGACATACTTGAACGTGTACGAATAATCTTAGGCAAGGAGTGAGTGTGGATGACTAGAATAAGAACAAATAAACAGGAATTAGTAATTAATTTTCAAAATGATCTAATTATTACTAAGTACGGATTGAATATAAATAATAACCAAAACGAAGAAGGCAAAATGACTTACGCAATGAATCTGAACATGAATGTATTACCTATAAAACCTTGGCTTATAAGAAACGTGAAAACAAATTTAAAACGCACATATATCTTAATTAAATATTATTGGAGATTGAAATAAATGACCCAATACCTAGTACGCAAAATACACCACACAACAGATGAAGTGTTCCTGGATGCAACTAAGGCTAAGGAGAATGAAACGTTTATTGTGGTGGATGCAGAGAGTGCAGAAGAAGCTAAGGAGAGAGTGAAGGATAAGAAGCAATGTCCTAGATGTGAAAGTTGGAATACTGATTATGAAAAATACATTTCCTTCTTATGTCATAACTGTGATGGAACATATGTGGATATATTAAGAAAGGGCAGTGAGTAATTTGGAAATAGGTAAATACTATTATGTAGTTGTTAACAATGAGAACAGAATGTTTATGGAAGAAGTAGTGGTATATGGTGATAATCATACGGAAAGGTCTGTAACGACCACACTGGAAACCGAAAGAGCTGAATTGTTCGATAGTTACAAACATGCTAAAGAGTTAGCCGATACTTATGGGTTCAAGGTTAAGAAAATTAGAGCAGACATTTTAGGATTGGGGAGTCGGTAATATGAAACACATACTCAAACCATTATTAATTATATTTCTATACGAACTAAGTAAAGCAATCACATACGAGATCATTGTTAGGAAACAAGCAAACGATATGGTGGATGTGCCGAGGGATTATGAGGTGAGTAAGTAATGTTCTGGATAATAGCAATTACATTAGCAATCATGTTAATTGTATCTATCATAGCTAACTGCATACAAAGTGATGTGATATCTAAACTTAGATATGAGAAGGCACACTTGAAGAATTATATTCAGGCATATATTAATAAGAAGTAGGTGTATGTAATGATTAATGTACTAATAAATTCACAGCCAATTGTTCCTGCTTATATATCACTTCTATATTATCAATACGATAAAGGGTGTTATATGACTATGAAGGAATTAATAGCAATGGCTGAAATATAAGATGTAATAAATAGATTAGTTAAACAGTAACTGGAGGTAAGTCATGTATACTGCAGAACAAATAGAGGAAATGATATATGAATATCATTGGAGAAAGAATGTACTACTTGAAGAAGGTTATGAGTTAGATAGTAACTCTACTGCTCAGTATGGTGTTGAGTCTACTATGCCTAAAGCTCAAGGTGGAACGAGCGATAAAGTATTAGATATCGTGACACGTAATGATGTAATCTATAGAATATTGTATAAGCATCTTGAAGTAGTAAGCTTTATTGATAAATACGAACATCATATAGACAATGATAAGAATCTAAATATACTTTATGAAATTAAGAAAGGAAAGAGACCTACAGAAATTAAGAAGATAATGAATATAGGTAGAACAAACTTTGAAAGTCGTATGACAGATATCGTGAATGTGTATCTTAATGAGCAAGATAAACACAATAAACACAATCAACAGGATAAGCACAATCAACAGGATAAACACAATCAACGCTATCAACACTAATTAGTAATCATCATTAGTATTTTATATAATATATTTATAGCGATAATGCTAGAATACAAATGGTACTAACAATTATAAATAATCAATACTATATTATATCGAGACACATCACATTGAGTGGTGTGTCTTTCTTTATGCGTATAGAACAAGGAAGTGAAGGGATGAAGATTGTAGTAGTGTATGGAGCACCAATGAGTGGCAAGACTACATATGTTCGTAATGCTATGACTGAGTATGATTTAGTGTTTGACTATGACGCACTCACACATGCAATGACTAGCACAAAGTATCAACAACACAATGATAATGCACATACATTAGTTATGAGTATGAGAGATAAGATGATTGATCATGCTAAGCAATCAGATAACGGTGTGTTATATATCGTTACTACATTCCTTTCATATAAGTTAATGAGTGAGGTAGATACACACTTTAATACTCAGTACAAACGAATGGATACATCATTAGATGAATGCAAGCGAAGACTAAGCATTAGTGATAGACACAATAAGCAACACGTTATGCAAGTGATACATGAATGGTATGGCAAGTATATATACAACAAAGGATTAATAGATAGTGATGAACTAACAAAGGAAACCAAGAGGTTATATAAGTCTAAAGACTGGCATACATTGAGACACATGGCATTAGAAAGAGACAATCATTTGTGTCAAATGTGTTTAAGAAAACATAGATATACAGATGCTGACTTAGTTCATCATATGATTTATGTTAAAAGTGATTTTCAAAAAGCGCTAGATTTAGATAATCTCATGTGCGTTTGTTCGAAGTGTCACAATAGAATTCATGCAAAAGATGAAGAAAAAGTTTTTACAACAGAAAATGTAGAAAGAAAAGTGCGAACGATAAAACTTTGATGCCCCCTGGTTTTTGTTTTGAGAAAAAGAAATAAAGAGACCGCGGACAGTTTCGTCGTTCGCAACGCAAATAACTTTTCATGAAAGGGGGGGTAAAGGTTGGAATTAACAAAAAAGCAATTAGTCAGTTATATCGATGGTTATCAAACTTCAGATGATATCTTAATAGATCTCTATTTAGAGACTTATAAATTTTATTGTCGATTAAGAGATGAACTCGAAGAATCTCAGCTTATGTATGAACATACGAATAAAGCAGGCGCTACGAATTTAGTTAAAAACCCATTAAGTATTGAATTAACGAAAACGGTTCAAACGCTAAATAATTTATTAAAGTCATTAGGATTAACTGCAGCACAAAGAGAAAAAATAGTTGAATCAGAGGAGGACGGTTTTGGTGACTATTAAAGTATTGAATAAACCTTCACCTAAATTGCTCACCACATGGTATGCGCAACAAGTCGTTAGAGGTAATATTACGGCGAATGAATACGTTAGAAAAGAATGCCAAAGGCATTTAAACTACCTCAAAAATGACAATCATCGGTGGGAATTTGATGAAGAAAAAGGACATAAACCTATAAGGTTTATTGAAAAGTTCTGTAAACCTTCTAAAGGCGAATACGGACAACTCATATTACAACCATGGCAACATTTTATTATTGGTTCTTTGTTTGGTTGGGTAGATAAAGAAACACGTTTACGACGCTTTAAAGAAGGCGTCGTTTTTGTTGGGCGTAAAAATGGTAAAACGACTTTGATATCAGGTTTAACAACTTATGGTGCTTCAGAAGATGGCGAACCTGGGGCAGATGTTGTTCTACTAGCTAATGGTATGAAACAAGCTCGATTATTATTTGATGAATCAACCAAGATGATAAAAGCTTCGCCTAAATTAAATAAAAATTTCAGACCAAGAAGAGATGCCATATATTACGATAAAACAAATTCGAAAATTGAACCCCAAGCAGCAGATAGTGAGAAGTTAGATGGTTTAAATACACATATTGGCGTGTTTGATGAAATCCATGAATACAAAGATTATAAATTAATTTCTGTTATAAAAAACTCTCGACAATCAAGAAAGCAGCCTTTACTAGTTTATATTACAACGGCGGGTTATCAGTTAGATGGTCCTTTAGTTGATATGGTTGGTGCTGGTGAAGATACTTTAAATGGTGTGGTTGAAGATGAACGTACTTTTTATTTCTTAGCTTCTTTAGATAAAGAAGATGATTTAGATAATCCAGAAAATTGGGCGAAAGCAAATCCCAATTTGGGTGTATCAATTGATTTAGAAACGATGAAAGAGGATTGGGAAAAAGCGAAGCGCGTTCCAGCGGAACGTGGGGATTTTATAACGAAACGCTTTAATATATTTGCGAACGATGATGAAATGAGTTTCTTAGACTATGAAACACTTAAGAAAAATAATAAAGTCATTGATTTAGAAGAACTCAAAGGGAAACCTTGTACGATTGGTTATGATTTATCTGAAACACAAGATTTCACTGCGGCTTGCGCTACTTTTGCCTTAGATGATGGTAATATAGCGGTTATTTCACATTCATGGGTACCAGAAGAGCGCGTTAAATACGCCAATGAAAAAATACCCTTTAGAGAATGGCAAGAGGAAGGTTATTTAACAATAACACCCGGACAATATGTTGATTACCAACAAGTTTATGATTGGATTACAGAAATGAATCAATATTATCCTGTGGAAAAAATAACGTATGACCGTGCGAATGCTTTTAAACTCAATCAAGAATTAAAAAATTATGGTTTTGAAACAGAAGAAACAAGACAAGGCGCGATTACTTTAAGTCCAGCTTTAAAAGACCTAAATGAGTTGTTTTTAGATGGCAAAGTTATTTTTAATAATAACCCAATGATGCGCTGGTATATCAATAATGTTCAATTAACTAAAGATCGTAATGATAATTGGTTACCAACGAAACAAAATCGCTATCGTAAAATTGATGGTTTTGCCAGCGTTATTAAATACTTACACTGACATTATGAATAAAGTGGTTACAGACGCAGGTAATGGCAATATTGAGTTTATTAGTATGAAAGAACTACTGAGTTAGGAGGTGAAGACAATCGCTAAACAAAAATATAATTAGTAAAGTTAAACAAAAATTGATAGATAATTGGGTAGATCAAAGTAAGGAAAAACTTTATGATTTTTCACCCTGGCGTAATAAAAACTTTTGGGGTGTTATCAGCAACACTTTAGAAACTAACGAAACAATATTTGCAGCTATCACTAAATTATCGAATTCAATGGCGAGTATACCTATAAAGCTCTATAAAAATTATGAAGTAGTTACCAATGACATTTCATTACTTATTACAGATAGTCCTAATGGCTCAATTAGTAGTTTTGACTTTATTAATCAAATTGAAACGTGTCGTAATGAAAAGGAAATGCATATGTATTAATTGAACGTGATATATATCATCAACCTAACAAGCTTTATTTAATCAATCCGGATGTCGTTGAAATATTAATTGAGAGTACATCGAAAGACATTTATTACAGTATTCACGCAGCAACAGATAATAAATTAATTGTCCACAATACAGACATGATGCATTTCAAACACATTGTTGGTTCGAATATGGTACAAGGAATTAGCCCAGTAGATGTCTTAAAGAATACTACTGATTTTGACAATGCTATTCGAAATTTTAATTTAAAAGAGATGGAGAAACCAGAATCCTTTGTGCTTAAATATGGTACGAATGTATCAGATGACAAGAGAAAATCAGTCGTTCAAAACTTCAAAGATTTTTATGAAGAAAATGGTGGCGTTTTATTTCAAGAACCAGGCGTTGAATTGACCCACTAGATAAAAAATATGTATCTGAGGACATTGTAGCTACAGAAAATTTAACACGCGAACGTATTGCAAATGTGTTTCAAATACCATCGGTTTTTTTGAATGCAAATAATGCAATGACATTTAACTCAAATGAAGAGCTTGACGTTACTATTTACAACACACATTACTGCCAATTATTAAGCAGTATGAAGAAGAATTTAACCGAAAATTATTAACTAATATAGACGGACTATGGGGTATTACTTCAAATTTAATGTTAAATCGTTCTTACGTGCAGATAGTAAAACACAAGCAGAAGTTTACTTTAAAGCTGTGCGTAGTGGCTATTATACTGTTAATGACATTCGATTATGGGAAGATTTACCCCTGTTGAAGGTGGCGATACTCCGTTAATTAGTGGAGATTTATATCCGATTGATACACCGCCAGAACAAAGACACACATTGAAAGGAGGTGACAGTAATGAACAAGAAAAAAACTTACTTTCAGAGGCAGATAGTTTAACTTGGGATGTTTTCTAATTTCTCAGTTAACTGTTTGTCCATTTTTTCTGTTACATGAGTGTATATTTGAATAGTGGTTTTTTCGTCTGTATGACCAACTCTTTTCATAATTGCTTTTAACGAAACATTCATTTCAACTAATAAACTAATATGTGTGTGTCTAAAAGTATGTGATGTGACTTTTTTGCCTATTTTTAATGATCTGCAGCATCTGCTAACTGTTTATTAATTTTATGGGTATACATGGGGTTGCCAGTTCTTGTTGTAAATAGGAATCCTCGATTTATATAACTATCATTCCATTGCGATAGTTTTTTGTTTTCTAATATAACTTTCTTTAAAATATTTATAGAACGTTGATTTATTGCAATTTGTCTTTTAGAACCTTTTGTTTTTGTGGTATCTTTATAACCATACCCATTTTCATATTTAAGCCAATGTATCGTCCCATTAATATGAACCATTCTATTTTTTAAATCTATATCGTTTTCTTGTAATGCTTGAAGTTCTCCAATTCTCATGCCTGTTAATGCTTGCAATTCTATTATGCTAGCAACTAAAAAATTCAATCTTTTATCTGAGTGTTTTTTGTTTAATATGAAATCGCGTATTTGTATGACTTGTTCCATTTCTAAATAGTTATACATTTTTTGTTCTTCTTTTTCTATATCTTCAAGCGTTTTAGCTTTTTTAGGTATGTCAATATCGTCTAAAATATGTTTGTTTGTATAACTGTAATATTTTGTTGCGTAATTTAAAGCTCTTTTTAGATCATTTAATTGACGTCTTATTTGATTTTCTGAAAAATTTTCAGAAAGTTTATTTATAAGATTTTGAGCAAATTTTGAATCCAGTTTTATTAAAAGTACAGTCTTATCTAGATATTTTTTAATATTTCTAATTCTTACTTCTAAATTATTTAAAGTAGTGAGTTTTAGGCCTGATGTTTTTTTATGGTATGCAAACCATTCATCTAATAAATCATGAATGGTTAATCTATCTAATTTATTATTGTAATTATCAGCTAGCTTAGCGTCTATTTTAGCGTCTAATTGAAACATAGCTTCTTTCTGTGAAGTTTTAGTGTCTTTGTTCATTACAACGCTAACTCTACGCCATTTATTTGTATACGGGTCTTTATACTTCTCGTAGTAACGGTATTTAGTCTTGCCTGTTTTATCTTTAAATTTTTCGTTCCACATTGAGCATTCCTCCTAAAAAAGATAAAAATATATACCCATAGAAAAAAACTATGGGAAAGTGATTATTCTATAGGTATATGTTATAATTAAATAAAAAGTGGGTGAAATAATGTATATAAACTTTACTGATAAAGAAATAGCATACATTAAAGAATCTGTAAAAAATTACACTAATGAATTTGATATATATGATGATGAACAAATTGTGAAAAAAGAAGTTTACGAGTCAATAATGGCTAAAATAAAGACTAATTACGATGAAACATATTTATTCACTCTCATCAACTGATTCATTGTAGGTGATTAATATTTTTTGATTACTCTCTACAATATCTTTAAGTGTGTTTAATAAAAAATCACAATCTGCTTTTGCTACAGCTCCAATTTGTGAATGGTTAATAATATTTCTCATACTATATGCAACTTCAACCCTCTTTTTAGTCCTATAATTAACTTTGCCTTCTTGTTTTAAATCTTCTAATAATTGATTGTACATAGTAGAATCAGAATCTTTATGTTTGATATTATTTGCTTTTTTTAATTTTATAAGGAAAGTTTCTATTGCAACTGCAAATGTAGCGGCAGCAGGTAAATATAATTCTCTCTTATATGCTTCCAAGCCTTGATTTATCTGATATGAAAAAGTATCATCTTGTACTAAAGTTTTCATATTTTCTAAGTCTAAATGATTAAAAGGCGAAACTTCCTTATGATCTTTATTTTTCATTCTTGTTTGAGATGATTCTATGAAATTACCGTAATCATATTCAGCTCTTTTTCTTCCTGCATTTTCAAAATTTTCTATTTTATATTCTTTGATTTTATCGAAAGGATATGAACCTTTACCATAGAGCTTTTCTATGAAATATAAATTATTTGTTTTGTCGATTATATTTAAAGTATCTAACACATATTCCTCGCTTCTCCGTATATAATTAATGAAGTCTCGAGATAACTCTTCTCTATTTTCGTCACTATAATCATATTCAAAATCCATATTATTTTGATTCGAGATAACTATTACTTTAGGATATTCAAAAAAACTGTCGTTTAATAAAATAACAGATAATATATAATTATCCTTTTTCATAAAAGGAAAAGCTTCAGGGGTGTTTTCATATTGATAAACAAATCTATTATTTACGACGTTTCTATAACCTTTTAAAAAGCTATTCAAGTAAGTATTAGCTATTTCATTAGAATTAGTATTTTCCATTATACATGCTCCTTAATTTTCTTGATTATAAGTGGTTAA